TTTAATACACCAGTACCTTGTGTATTTTTATTAGCACACAGCGCAAGTACTACATACAAGTATACCGGTAAAACTAGTGCAGACAAATTGTATTGCGATATTCCTAACGGTAGCATAGTAGTTGACCCATGGCGCTCATATGTAAATCCAAATTGTACAGTAATCCATTACGGAAACACTAGAAGATAGGTATGGAAAATATTGAAATTAGTAAATGGCCTGTAATTATTGTTGCAAACTATAGATCTGGTTCGACAGTATATGCTACACATTTGTCTAATTTATATGATGTTCCTTATTATTTAGAACCGTGGCATACACCGGAAACCCGCGGAAAAAATTGGGGACCGCACGTAAACGGTGTAAAGCAGGATTTTTATGACCATTATCATAGCAAAGATAGCAAATACATTCTTAAATTTATGCCTGATCAAATAAACAAACTTACACCTTATAGTGCTTTACTTAATAGTAATTGTTTTAAAATAAAACTATATAGACAAGATGACATTGCTAGTATTGTAAGTAGTTATATTAGTTTTATGAGGGAAAAGTGGTGGACTACTTCTAACGAAATTACTAAAAATTACAGCTTAGAAATAAATGATGATGTTATTATAAGATCGATATATATGATTACACGAAATAATTTTTGTCTACATAATTTAAATATTAATTACGACAAAGTTATTACCTATGAATCCTTAGGAACAATTTCTAAAACAGAGTATGTAAAAACTTATATGCCTGATAACATTGTAGATATCTGCAATAGAGTTACAGAAATATATAACAATTTGTATTAACAAAGGAAATAAAGTGGCACAAGAAAGATTAGGATATTACTTAGTAGGACAAAAAAAGTTTCCTAACAAGACTCACGCACTTTTAGAAAGCAAAAAAAGTGGACTCGATGTTTCTTGGATATTTAATGATAATGTCTATGGAAACATCGACTGGTCAGTTCCTATTAATGTTCCTTTAATGGAGTTGTACAAATCCCGTGCATTACAATTACGACAACAGTATGATTATTTAACTCTATATTATAGTGGAGGAGCAGATAGTACAACTGTACTACATTCTTTTATAGACAACAATATTTTTATAGATGAAATATTAATATGGAATGCTGAACCCTACGATAAGCAAACTAATGATAAAGATTATTCAAATAAAAATTATAATAGCGAAGTTAAGTATGCTGCTATGGTGCATTTGGATAAAGTTAAAAACTCGTTAGATCCTAGGACTAAAATTACACTAAAGGACTTTGCAAAAACAGGCTTAGAAATATTAAGTAAACAAGATAACTGGTATGAAACTATGCCGTTAGGTGTAACTATTAGTATATCAGGAATATTAAGACAAGTATGTCAACATAATGATGCACATTTTCTTAGACAGCAAGATACTGGAAAGTCTACATGTTACGTTATGGGAATTGACAAACCTTTGGTGTGCAAAACTGACGGCGACTACTATGCATATTTCCAAGATAACTCTGCATACCATGTTATGAGCCCTGTTGATTTTATGGGCACTAATGATCGAGTAACTACTGAATTCTTTTATTGGACACCAGACTTTCCTGAAATAGTAGTTAAACAATCGCAATTAATAAAAGCTCACTACGAACTAAATCCAGCAATTCAGCATATGGCCGAAAAGGCATTAACAACACACATAAGCGAATATAGAGATATTATACATGACGCAATATATCCTAGAGAGTTCTGTGAAGAGTTCCAAGTAGAAAAGCCTAGTACTCACATCAAACGCCAAATGGATGATTGGTTTTGGGAAATAGCAGATCAGCGCACACGAATGAATTATTTAGAAACTATAAAGTATCTAGGGCAAAACACTGATTCAAAACATATGATTAAAAATAATATTAATTGGGGTATTTCTGCTCATCGTTCTAAGTTTTACAAACTGTAGCCACAATTATATAATAATCATTAACTGCGCATATAAGTACTGTTATATAAAAAGGATAATCTATGATTAAATTTAATGAAGCATACAAACGTACTATTGGCAAGTCTGTGTCATGGCGAATAATAATAACACTTGTACAAATTATTAACGGACTGATAGTTACGGGAAGTTTGGCATTTGGCATACAAATGGCAAGCCTTGGCGCTGCTGTAAACATAGTCCTATATTGGGTCCATGAAAGAGTATGGAACAAGATACAATGGAGCAGAGAACAAGCTGGAAGCACATATAGTGAAAAATGGTATAGAAGTATTAGTAAAGACCTATCGTGGAGAGTTATTATTACTTTTAACAACTTTTGGATGCCGTGGGTATTAACAGGAAGTTGGAAGGTAGGACTTTCGTTTATGGGTGTAGCAACACTTGTTAACATGTTTATATACTGGTCACATGAAAGACTTTGGAACATTGCATCATTTGGCAAACAAGTACTAGACGTGGATGATACTAAAGATGTATTGGAAAAATGATTGGCTCAGTTATCATTATGACCGTCTAGGAGTTGCAAAAACTAGAACAACAGATGCGAGCGAATGGTGGCAACTGCGTATTAAGAAAACTATTTCTAGGCCAGTTAAGTCTTATCACGAAGAGTTATTACTTAATGCACACGCAGTTAAGGATGCATTTAATGAGCCGCTTGACTTACTATTGTCAGGTGGCTTAGATAGTGAACTAGTACTTCGTAGTTATGTAGAAGCAAAAATTCCTATAAATGTTTTCATTGCAAAATACAACGATGATATTAATGCAGTTGATTTTCACGAAGCACTTACTACTTGTAAAATTTACAATGTTACACCTACTATTATAGATTGTAATTTAAAAAAGTTTATAGAAAATGATGCACACGACATGTGGAATCTAGGATACTTTGCCTCTGCTGGTTATATGGTTATGATGAAGCTTATAGAAAGTCTTGATAACATACCAATAATATGCGATGGCATTAATGCAGATAACTTTAGACGGGCTAGTAAGACACAATGTGATATAGTTATATATGAAAAGCACTTTTCAGCAGCAATACACGGCAACACAATTAATAGACCTCTTATTTCTAGTTGGTATGATTATTCTCCAGAGCTAACAGCAGCATTCTTAGATCTAAATTTACACAAATGGAAAAAACATAAATTAATAACTCCGCCTTTTAATAACGCTAATCTTCATAAACTAAAATATCTTAATAGTAATAAACTCTTTGGAACAAGGATACGCAAAAAACAATCAGGATGGGAATCAGGATTACGAGATGGATCTTTAGTTCCGTATATAGAAGAATTTAATAAACAACATAAGAGTAATACTGTTGATGGAATAGAAGCAACATTTCCTTATAATACTTTTAGAAGTATGTTATGAGTGTATTAAAACGTCCGCCCGGTGATTCATTTACTTTTAGATTATTTTTCCAAGTAACGTCTAAAATAAAGTTTCCGTGTGATAAAATTTATTTGTGGGCAACAACAATTAATCCTTACTATCAATACAGTGATTACGATGTTAACGGCAATTGGAAAACATTGACAGCAACTGATTATAGAAATCAATTAACGGACAGTATAAAATCAAACTTAGTTATTATTGGACTAAAGGATCACTTAACTTCTGTCGATTTTAACAAAGAAGATACTGTTCCTGACATAGCTGAATATCTTATTAAGTTATTTCACGAGCATAGCGATAAAACATTTATTCTATTAACATCAGTAGAAGGTCTCGACACATATATTAAAAATCCTAATGTTAGTATAATTCCTTGGGGAGGCGATATTACTAATCATCAGAAAGAGTATAAAACAGTTGAGCCTGTATTAGAAAAGAACTTAGATAGTAGTCGTACATATCTCAGCCTTAATAGAAATAAACGCACACATAGGCCAATGACACTTGCATTATTACATGCATTGGGCTGGCAGAAGCACGGATTAATATCATGTATGTTTAAAGATACAATCACAGATATTATAGATTATACAAAATGGAAAGTATCTGATTCAGCTCTTTATTCCGATGGGTGGAATGAGTTATTAACATCAACTGATCTGTTAACTGACAGTCTTGCTATATATGAAAAGCACGATAACGATAATGTTAGTAATTTTAAAAATAGCTTAAAAACATATTATGAAAATACATTTGTAGAAATTATAAGCGAAACTAGTTATACTGAAAAGTGTTACAACTTAACAGAAAAAACATTAAATAGTATATACGGTTGTTCGTTCCCAATATTGTTATGCAGCAAAGGCAGCGTAGACTTTTTACGTTCAATGGGTTTAGATATGTTTGATGATATAGTTGATCATAGTTATGATGCTATTGATGATCCTGTAGAACGGTTAGAAGCTGCAATTATAGACAATGCAGAGTTATTAACAAATAACAAGCGTACTAAAGACCTTTGGGTACAAAATAAAACTAGATTTGAGAATAATGTTGACTTTTGCCGAGAAAGACTGTATAATTACTACAGTGACAGAGCTAAAGCAATGTTTGATGGTGTAATTTCTAATGAACTATAAAAATGACGACTCTTTTTTCACAGTTATATTACCAATACGCACTCCTCTGAAATATTGGGATATATACAAATGGGCTGAAAAAGATCCTAATGCAACATTTAGATTTATCCGCGATTTTGAAATTGAAGAAGATAGACTAACACTTAAAGAAGTTAACGAAATGTATCCCGGAGTTAAGGTTGTCGGTGTCGTAACAAATCCGTGGGGCAGAGCATTGTGGGCGTATAATATGACAATAGACCCGCCGACTGGATATCCAGGAGTTGCTGAAGTTTCGAAACATTTTAAAAACATAGACTTTACTTCGTTTGACGCATATTTAAATAGTATAGAACAATGCGAGATACTTGATGCTAAAACACATCCTTCTACTCCGCAATCAACTTGGATTAGTTATGATAACACTCGAGTTGATTATATACTTCGTGCAGAGCATTTAAATGAAGACTTTAAACTGTTGCAGCAATACTTTGAATCAGACATACCGTTAGGTGTAGACGATTTTACAATTGACTATAAGAAGCACTATACATCGACAACTAAAGCTATTATTGAAAAGTATTTTAAAGAAGACATTGACAGATTTGGATATGAATTTTAATGTATGATATTGTATTCATAAGTTATCAAGAACCTAGCGCAGATGCTAACTACGCTACCCTTAAGGCTAAGTTCCCTATGGCTAAACGTGTACACGGAGTTAAAGGAATACACCAAGCACACATAAAAGCAGCAAAGAAATGCTTTACTAAAATGTTTTGGATTGTAGATGCTGATGCAATCATCATGGACGACTTTAACTTTGATTATGTTGTTCCTGATCACCAATTAGATCACGTATATGTATGGCGCAGTCAAAATCCTATCAATGATTTAGTTTATGGTTACGGAGGAGTAAAGTTATTTCCTCGGCAAATGACAATTGATATGGACACAAGTAAGACTGACATGACTACAAGCATTAGTCCACATTTTATTGCTGTAGAAGAAGTTGCAAATATTACAGCGTTTAATACAAACCCGTTTGAAGCATGGCGCAGTGCATTTAGAGAATGTGCTAAATTAAGTAGTAAAACAATCTTGAGGCAAAACGATGAAGAAACCAAAAATAGACTTAATATCTGGTGTACAAAAGGCAGTGAGAGACGCTGTGGTGATTTCACTATTGCTGGTGCTAACGCTGGGCGGGAGTTTGGCATATCTAATATGGCTGATCTTAAACTTATAAACGACTTTGACTGGCTATATGAACAATTTTCAAAACATACCATTTGAGGACATAACAAGCTTTGGACAAAAGACCTTACTAGGTACAAAATTGTTCACAGTTAGTTGGATCCTTGCTAGATTTTGTAACTATAATTGCAGTTATTGCTGGCCCTATGCTCGCAGTAGCACTCCTGATCACCAAGATTTAGAAGTATATACAAATTCTATTGACGAAATAAAACGCCAAGCAAGAGAAAACGGGTTTACTGACTTTCACTTTAGTTTTAGCGGCGGCGAACCTACTGCTTATAAATACTTTGGGAAGGTTATAGACCATTACTGTAGTGATACAGCACCCAAGTACCAGAGTATCCACATGACAACCAATCTAAGCCCAGGAAGCAAATGGTGGAACAACTGGTTAGAATCTACGAGCAGTTTGCAACGTAGGAGTATTACAGCAAGCTACCATGCGGAGTTTGCAAATGAACAAGAGTTTGGAGATAAGTGTCTTCAGCTTATGAAGGCAGGAGTGTATGTTACGATCAATCAAGTTATGGTGCCAGAAATGTTTGAAGAGCTTTACGAGCGCCTACAGCGATTTGCCGCCAGAGGTATTAATGTCACTGTCAAGCCCCAATCCGATCCTACCGCCTCCCGTGTGGTATCTGGGTATACTAAAGAACAACTCAACTTGTTGCAAACAGGATTCCCTCAAAGAATCCCAGACGAATTTAAAAAAATAATACCGTTGTTACAGGTAGAATTACAAGACAAAGATGGTAAAATATATTATGTAGATCAAGCAGAACGCTTTAATGCTTTTGGATTCAATAAGTTCAAAGGCTGGAGTTGTAATGCAGGATACCAAGGATGCGTCATTAGAGAGAATGAAGTTAAGCGCAGCTACAGTTGCCATGACGAACCTCTAGGCACGTTAGACGGCGGCTTTGAGCTCTTTAAAGCGCCACGTAAGTGCATTACTCCTACTTGCGTAAGTAGTGCAGATAGTAAACTACCAAAGGTAAAGTATGAAAGTTGAAATACAAGATGTGTTATTCTGGATGGATGCTATTCGTAATAGTGAAGATCGCTATCGTACTCTAGAAAGCTTTTGGAAAGGACAAGTCAACAGTAAAGTTTGGCTCATTGAACAATTAACTAAAGTGTATAAAGCGCATTATAGTAAATCTAATATAGTAATTTTTGGTGGCTGGAACGGAGTACTATCAAATCTGCTATTTAATAGTGATATGTCCATTAGGCACATTACAAGTGTAGATATAGACCCTGTATGTGAAGAAACAGCGTGTACAGTAAACAAGCGTCAGGAAATCGAAGGACGGTTTACCGCAGTAACAGCAGATATGTGTGATTATTCATCTCCTGCAAATATTATTATTAACACAAGCTGTGAACACGTTACGCAAGAACAATACGAACAATGGTTAAGCAATCAACCAGACGATGCAATATTTGTAATACAGAGTAATAACTATTTTGAATTGCCCGAACATATACGTTGTGCAACAGACGCAGATGACTTTATGCGTATGAGTAAAATTAAACCGCTATGGAGAGGTGAATTTGAAACTCCTAAGTATACACGCTACATGATTATTGGAAAAAAGAAGAATGTTTAAATTTAATCAATTAGAAAATATACACTTAGAAATTACAAATCGTTGCCAAGCAAGCTGCCCGATGTGTAGCCGAAATATACACGGCGGCTTAGAAAACCCATTAATTAAAAATCAAGACTGGACAATAACGGATTTTAAGCAAATATTAACTACTGAAGTATTACAGCAATTAAAAGGATTTTATCTTTGCGGCAATTTTGGCGATCCTATTATTAATAATGATCTAATAGATATGTGCAGTTATAGTAGAGATATTAATCCTAACTTAAATATTAGATTGCATACTAATGGCGGAGCACGGAACACAGATTGGTGGAAGAAACTTGCAAAGGCAATGCCAAAATATCACAATGTTATTTTTGCAATTGATGGATTAGCAGACACACATAGTTTGTATAGAGTAGGCACTAGTTTTAACAAGGTATTAGAAAATGCAAAAGCATTTATCGCCGCCGGCGGCACAGCAGAATGGGCGTTTATAAAATTTAAACACAACGAACATCAACAACTCGCGGCAGAAACATTGGCAAAAACACACGGCTTTGCTAGATTTACATATAAAGATAGTGCAAGATTTGTTGCTACTGAAAAGTTTCCAGTGTACGACCAGGACGGCAATACAACACGTTATTTAGAACCACCTACTGGCAGCAAAATTAATCTCATTACTCAGGACGTAATTGACAATTATAAAGATATTGTAGACACTAGTGAGATTGATTGTTATGTAACACAAACAAAGGAAATCTATATAGATGCATATAAGAAGATTATGCCCTGTTGTTTCTTAGCAAGTATTCCTTATAACTATGCAGCCGCAAACGATGCTACAAAACCTATTAGATTAGAAATCGAACAACAGTACGCTGACTTAATTAATGATTTAGGAAATACAAACGCACTAGAGCATACTGTACAATCAGTAATAGATTCTGATGCTTGGCAAACTGTTTGGCACAAATATTGGGGCACCGAAAAGTTAATTACATGTGCCAGGACTTGCGGAGTAAATAAACTTAGTAAGCCAAAAGATCAGTTTATAAAGCATACTGAACTATGAATAAGGAAAATAATAATGTCTGATTTAGAAAAGTATCAAGCTGAAATAGCACAAGTGTCTGGCACACCGACATTTTGTATTTTGCCTTGGATACACTTTGCTACTCGTCCTAATGGCGATATGCGTCTATGTTGTTCGTCTAATGCAAGTGGTGCAGGTGCCGATCATACTGTTGGACTTGTTAAAATGGAAAATGGTAAGCCTGCAAACTTTGGCAGAGAAACACCAATGGAAGCGTGGAATAACGACTATATGAAAAGTGTACGGACAACTATGCTTAACGGAGAAATACCTGCAAGTTGTACAAAGTGTTTCCAAGAAGAAAAGGTAGGTGTAGTAAGTAAGCGTATATGGGAAACAGGAACATGGCACCGAGATAATAACGGAGTAGATATTCCATATTTAATTGAACAAACAAAACAAGACGGCACAGTACCAGAAGAGTTAGTTTACTTAGACTTGCGATTAGGTCATACTTGTAATATTAAGTGTGTAATGTGTAGCCCACACGATTCGAGCAAGTGGGTAATGGATCATAAAAAATTAATGCCGCAGCTAGAAGATCCTGAAGTTAAAAGACAGATGCATTGGGACAAGACACAGTTTAACAACAAATGGCATGAAAAGGATACTTTTTGGGAAGAAATGTACAAGCAAATTCCTAACTTAAAGCAAGTATATTTTGCTGGCGGTGAGCCGCTAATGATTAAAGAACACAAGATGTTTATTGAAGAAATAGTACGACAAGGATATCAAGATAAAATTTTACTGCGGTATAATTCAAACGGCTTATTAGTCGATGACGATTTAATTGAGCTATGGAGTAAGTTTAAGAAAGTTAAGTTTGCTGTAAGTATGGATGCAAGCCATGAGCGTGATGAGTATATACGGTATCCTACTGATTGGAAAACAGTAGAAAAAACTTTGCACATGCTAGACAATACTCCAGACAACATACAAACAAGTTTAGCAACAGCAATCCAAATATTCAACATAAAGCATTTGCCTGACTTTATGAAATGGAAAATAAAAGCGGGATTTAAAAAACTAAACGAAGGAACAGTTCCAGGCGGAGTACAAATGGGAGGCGGTTTAGTTAATATGCACTTGTTATACATTCCAACATTTTTAAGTATACAAATACTTCCTAAAGAAGATAAGTTAGATGTTGAGCGCCGATTTATGGAGTTTAAAGATTGGCTATGGGAAAACTATAGACAAGACGATGACTTTTGGAAACATAATCCGTATGGCTGGAAACGCTGGGAGGCAGTATTAAATCATATGAACGCAGAAGATAATAGTCACTTACTTCCTGGATTTAAAGAGTATGTAAATAAGCTCGATGCAATACGCGGATTAAGTGCAGCAGAAGTATTTCCGGAATTGGCACACTTGCTATGATTGATAAGATATTTGTATTTGGCGATAGCTTTATGTATGGAGAAGAAACACACCAGCATGAGTTTGAGCAACACCAATTTTTAAAAGACGCAGGCAGTGCAGTTGGTAGAACAATTGTACTTGATAAAAATGGAGTACCTACAAAACCATTTAGTAATAAAGAAATAGCAAAGTATATAACTTTTATAAATGATGTTATACCTAAAAGCAAACATCCAAACTATTGGAGTATTGGATGCATACTAGGAAGACAATTTAATATTCCAGTTGAAGTTCATGCACTTAGTGGAAACAGTAACAATACTATATATAAAACATTTTTAGATTGCCTAAGCAGTATGACCGAACACTCATTAATTATATTTGGCATTTCACAAACAACAAGAAAAAGCTACTACGAAGAATGGACTGACAGACATCCAGTAAAGTCGATGTTTGAGCCTTGGTTAGTTGTGTCATATATTTTAGCATATTCTTTAATAAATTCAAAAGTTTTAAATAAATCTTCATAAGAATGGTACGGGCTATATGTATCATGTCTAGAAATTTCACAGTATGTGCAATCATAATTACAACGCCTTCCTGTGTCCCATGTTATCATCATTTTTTCAGGATTATGAAGTTTGATGGCAGTTGTTGTTATCATTGTTTTACCTTTGTTAGTGGAATGTCTGCAACACATGTACACCATTTGCGTGTACACGTAATAGGAGCAATAGGTGATTCAAATGTTCCATTGTATATATTGCCCAAGCTTCCGCCCACTCTACATGTAGCACGATGTACATCACCGTCCCAGTTGATCATTAAACTTTCTAAGCCTGCATTACACTTCCATCCTTCAAACTGATTTAATTTATGCTTGATAACATCATTTGCATGTATCATAGATTCACCTTCGTCTACAACACAGTTTTCTTTTACAGTTGCAGTCTTGCTTAGTACCCATTTTAGATCAGCTTCGTTGTAACGCATGTCGTCGAACCACTCCCGGTCATCTGCTTCAGTCCATCTAATACGTCTGCAAACATATGGAATATTATGTCCTTCTAATAATGCAGCAGCAACTTTAACTTCGTCCATGTGTTCGTGATGCGCCATTAGATTAACTTGATATAGTGTAGCCATGCCTTCCATATCTAGTAGTTGCGAATACTTAACAATGTTTTCAGCAGCTCGTCGACTATGTTCATTATCAAAATGCAAACTAAACACCCATTGGTTTACTGGTTGCTTAATATACCAATCTGGCGAACGCAATCCATTAGTTGTAACACTAAGCCAATTAAGATTTTTTCTTGCGCATTTTAGTATAGCTGAAATCTTAGGATGCACAGTCGGCTCACCACCGGTTAAACTAAGACGTATTGGTTTGCCGATCTTTTCTAATTCGTAGATTGTATTAACCATTTTGTCTAAGTCAGTGTGTGGACTAAAGTTATCGTGTATTTCCGCAGGACAGTATCCGCAATCTAAGTTACAGCGTTTGCCTATATTCCATTCTACATGAACACTGGTTTGATGTCCCCACCGGCTTTCTACTTTATACATATGGAATAAATTCTGGATTAGCTGCAAGGAAGTCTTGGCCACGAGTTTTATCTAAGCGTTTGTTAAACTCTATACAGTCTTGCCAATGCGTTTCGTGCATACACTTTGACTCTAAGAAATTAATATTATCTTGTATTTGTTGTAGTGTTACAGTTTCTAATAGTTTGTGTTGCTTTACTAACGGGTAATCTACTACTTCTGTTTTCATTTGTTCTAAACGTGATACTACTTTTGCTTTCAGTTGAGGCGGCAAAACTTGCGCACTTAGACTCATAGGATAGTTTACTCTGTGCGAATAAAACACAATTCCTAGTTCGTTAATAAAGTAATTAATAACTTTATCAATCTGCATTATGTTGTTTGATTGTACAGTAAATGCACCAACTACTCTGCTTACATTAGGAAAGCTCTTAAAAACTTTAATGTTTTCTTCTATTACGCTAAATTTACCATTGCCTCTAATGTACTCGTAAACGTCATGTAAGCCGTCTATGCTTACGTTTACAGCTATGCTTTTAAACTTAGGCCAATAGTCGTGGATTGTTCTACCACCCTTAATGCCCAGCGTAGTACCGTTCGTAGCGTACTTTAGTTCAATGTTCTCACCGTACTCTGCAAGTTTGTCTAGTATCTTATAGTGGTATGGATCCATTAGAGGCTCGCCTCCTGCAAACTCTACACGTCTAAAGAATGGTAATAGTTTTTCAAACGATGACCACCAGTTGTCACTATTATCAAATGGTCCTATATACTGCCCTGGCTTGTCTACTAATGATTCAACTGTTGGTATTAAGTAGTTGTTTTCTTTCTTATAAAACTCGGTAACTTGATCCCAATCCTTCCAACTTGTACTGTCTAGTGGATTACACATACGGCATTTTAGGTTGCACAAGTTGTTTAGTTTAATTTCCATAGTAGGAAATTCAAACGGCATTGTATAATCTTCGTCTAAAGCGTCTAATGCATCGGGGTACAAGTTGACTCTAGCTTCAGGTATTACTCCTGCTGTATGACGCTGTCTTAAACTCTCAACGCCCTGATCTTCTAAGTCAAAGCACGGTTTGCACACTTCTGGACGTTCGTTATTAAGCACTTGTCTGCGCACTTCACGCATAGCATCATTGTTCCATGCTTCTTCAAGAGTTTCTTTTTGTATCCATCCAATAGGCTGACTGCGACAGCAAACTTTAATTGCACCATCTTCTCTAGTAGCAAGTCCAGTAAACGGGTGCATACAAAATGTACAACTTTTATGCATTATCTATTCCCCATTGTCTTTCTTTGCACCAAAAACAATGTCCACATTTTGGAACATGTTGTCCTGGTGTATATGTTGTATAATCCAAACCTTCAAACTCTCCTTCGCAACTACGAGTAAGATCTAGTAAATCTTCAATATTATTTTCGTAGTACTGCCGTATAATCCAATCTTTTTTAGTATACACGAAAGGATGACAGATGTCAACCCCGTTATGTACAAAATGAGGTAGTAAATGCCCTTGGTCACGTTCTGCAACCTTGCCAGGAATATCTATATCTGGATTCATATTTACGCCACCGTATAACGCATCTAAGTTGTATTGGTGTGCAACATATTCGTTATGCGAACGTAGTATAATCCTATTACCTGATTTCATTTTACCGTACTCATCTTTAATAAGATAATCTGTCGGCTCTTCTAATTCAGGCGGCACTAAGTTTTTATGTACTGTGAAGTTGTTATCAAACCTATTTTTAAACCAATTGATTACTCCGTCGGCAACTGGACCTTGCCATGGCCTTGTCTTCCAACAGCGTATTTGTGAAGTAAAATGTATATCTGTAGTTGTACTAACGTTTTTACATATTAAGTAAGCAAGTATTGCACTGTCAGCTCCGCCACTGAGACTAATGCCTATGCGTTTCCAGGTTTCATCCAGATAGAGGTTCATGCAAATATTTATATGCTAAATATTTTACATTAGATAATACTGGCAGGATTCACTATGCTACATACATTACCATACACTGTTAATCCCGCACTCCTTGACGAAGCACAGGGTTCCATTCCATCGGTAGAATCTAAACTAACAATTAATCAACCAACTGGAAATTTCTTTTACGATCCGTGGGAAGTTAAAGAAGAATTTAAAGGGACAGTTTGGGAAACTCTTTTAAACACATTACCGTTGGACATTGGCGAAGCAAGGATTATTGCACTTGCTCATGGAACAACTTATATGTCTCATACTGACATTGATGATAGATATCATTTAAGTATTACGGGGCAATACTCCTTTCTAATTAATATAGACGATGAAAAAATGTATCCTACTATAGCAGACGGACAATGGTATGAAATGAATACCGGGCTACGTCATGTAGCAGCAAACTTTGGATCTTACGATCGTGCTCAGCTTGTTATAAGAAAACTTTTGAATAATGCTAATTTAAAAAATTATACAAATATAACAATTAAGCCAGTATGTGAAAATCCTAGATTTGAATTTGATGACTTAATTAGTCCTTGGTTAAATAAAATAAACAAACAGCACTTAATTAATAGTTTTAATATTTTGCAAGACGGTGTTTCATTTAATTTAGACATCGATGCCATACATGAACTAGATAATATAGATATTAATAAATTTAAGGTAATAAAATAATGCATCATATACTTTTCTTTTCGTTAACAGGAAAAAGATGGGAACGAGCACTTTGGCCACATCGTGTAGCTACATTTTTAAGAATGAATGACTGGGATGCCGAGGTAGTAGACTTTACAGCATTTTGGGAATTAGAAGAACTACAAGAATTTGTGCGCAGTAGAACTACAAGTAAGACTGTTATGTTTTGTTTCGGCACTGCTTTCTTAAATCCTTGGAGCCCTTACTTAAATGATTTTATTGCTTGGTTAAAAAATGAATATCCTGATATTCCAGTAGTAGTTGGCGGCAACAATGCGTTAACAACTCCTGCTGATAATGTAGATTATTGGGTAGACAGTTACGGAGAAAATGCCATCCTTGCATTGTGTAAACATTTAATAGGCACATTAGGAGCTCCTCTAAGATCCGATCCTACTTTTATGGGAAGCAAGAATGTTCTTAGA